GAATTCAAGAAAAAGAGGGGCGGTGTTATGGCTGCACGTTTGACAGATAAGCAAAAGGCAAAGATCGTATCAGACTATGTCGAAATGGGCAGTTATAATGCCGTGGCAAAAAAGCACGGTGTGGCTCGTAATACAATTAAAGCGATCGTTCAGAAAAGTGAAGAATTTGCCACAAAATGCGCAGATAAAAAAGAGGAGGTCCAGAAAAGCATCTTGGACCACATGGAAAGTAAGCGCGATGTGGTAAACGAGATCATCACCAAGGGGCTTGATGTGCTGAATACACCGGGCAAGATGCAAAGCGCCACGCCGGCACAGATCACTACTGCGCTGGGGACTTTGATCGATAAGTTTGTCCCGGTTGATGGCCGCACAGAAAATGAAACGGCATACGAGCTGCCGGCACGGGTGCTGGGCAGGGCTTTTGTGGATCTGAACCGTGAGATACGGCCAAATATTTCCTATGTACTGGAGGGCGGCAGAGGCTCGCTGAAGTCCTCTTTTGTCTCGTTGAAGGTTGTTGAGCTGATTAAAAATAATCCGCAAATGCATGCTGTGATCACCCGTCAGGTGGGAAATACGCTGAAGGACTCGGTCTATAACCAAATGCGGTGGGCCATTAACACGCTGGGCCTTGCGGAGGAATTTTCCTTCAAGGTGAGTCCGTTGGAAATAGTCTACAAGAAGACCGGACAGATCATCTACTTCCGCGGACTGGACGATGAGACCAAGCTGAAGGGCATAAAAGTGCCATTCGGGTACATCGGCATCCTGTGGAAAGAAGAAAAGGACCAAATGAAGGGGCCGGCGCAGGAGCGATCCACAAACCAGTCAGTGCTCCGTGGCGGTGCGGAATCTTACGACTTCAGCACCTACAACCCACCGAAGAGCAGATCTTCGTGGGTGAACAAGGAGAAGCTCACACCCAACGAAAACAGGGTGATCCATTTCTCCACCTACAAGGATGCGCCACCGGAATGGCTGGGCGCAAAGTTCCTCAGTGATGCTGAGCACCTGAAGGAGGTAAACCCGTCAGCATATGAGCACGAATACATGGGTATCCCCAACGGCGACGGCGGCGCCGTTTTTGAGTATTTGGAGATACGAAGAATAACCGATGAAGAAATAGCGCGAATGGACAGGATCTATCAGGGTGTAGACTTTGGCTGGTATCCTGATCGATTCGCGTTTTTGCGTACCTATTACGATGCTGCCCGGGAGAAGATCTACCTGCTGGACGAGCTGTACGTAAACAAGTGGAGCAACGCACAGACGGCCAAATGGATCTTGGACAAAAAATACGATGATTATACGATCACCTGCGACAGCGCCGAGCCCAAATCCGTAAACGATTACAGGGATGCCGGGCTACCTGCCCGTGGAGCAGAAAAAGGACCCGGTTCCGTGGAGTATGGCTTCAAATGGCTGCAGGGGCGTACACTCGTGATCGATCCGCACCGTACACCTTATGCCCATGAAGAGATCATTGCTTACCAGTACGACAGGGATAAGGATGGCAATGTGATCAGCGGATACCCGGACCGGAACGATCACGCCATATCAGCGCTCCGGTACGCATACGAACAGCTTTTTAACAGAAGGGGCACCAGCGCATGAGTATTTACAGCAGAATCAAGGGGTGGTTTTCTATGCTCATAAAGAGCAAAGCAAAGGAAGAATTCAATATCGAGCCCATCAGCTCGGAACAGATGCAGTCGTGGATCAGCGAGTGCGTGAACATCTACCGGGGAGATCCTTGCTGGTTGGATGAAGAGGACGGCATTGACACAGTAAACTTTGCGAAGGCTGTGTGCTCTGAAACGGCACGTCTTGCCACGCTGGGTATTGGAATCAAAATCAGCGGTTCCGTACGGGCTGACTGGCTTAAAGCGCAGATCGAGAAGATCTACTACCAGCTGCGGTCTTGGGTGGAATACGGCTGCGCGTATGGTACGATCATCCTGAAGCCGGATGGCGAAACCGTCAGAATGTACACGCCTATGGAGTTTGAGGTCACGCACCATACGGATGGTAATATCGACGGAATTGTTTTCCACAACTACAAGCGCCGGGGAAATAAATGGTACACGATGCTGGAGTACCACCGTTTTGAAGACGGCCTCTATGTGATCACCAACAGGTGCTATGTGGGCGAATCGCCCGATGATACAAAGCGGCCGGTGAGCATGAAAGCTTCTCCGTGGTCTGAGCTTGATGATGAAGCGTATGTGGAGAATGTGACCGGCAACCTCTACGGCGTTTTTAGGATGCCCCAGGCAAACAATATCGACCTGAACTCCCCTTTAGGTCTGCCCATCTTTTCGGAAGCCATTCAGGAACTACGGGATTTGGATATCGCCTATTCTCGCAATTCCGAGGAGATCATTGACAGCAAGCGCATTGCACTGGCCGACGAAGCTCTTCTGACCTTCTCCGGTGAGCCGGTGGCAAAAGGCTTGGAGGCGGCACAGAGTAAGGCTCGGCGGATGAAGTTCCCGGACATGGTCAAAATGGTTCGGGGTGACGGACGGGAGACCTACTATCAGGAGATCAACCCGGAACTCAACACAGATATGCGCATCAGGGGCATAAACAATCTGCTCAGTCAGATCGGCTATAAATCCGGATTTTCCAACGGGCATTTTGTGTTCAGCGAAACAACCGGCTTCCAGACGGCGACCGGTGTGGAGGCAGCTCAGCAACGTACGGTTCAGACGACAAAGGACGTCCGGGACAAGCTGGAGTGCTGCGTAAAAGGGCTGATCTACGCGCTGAATGTTTTTGCTGACCTCTATGGTTTGGCGCCTGCCGGTGCTTATGAGGTGGCGCTGGACTTTGGCGATATCACCTACAATCGAGATGAAGACCGGGCACGGTGGTGGAGCTATGTGGTGTCGGGTAAGATCCCGTTCTGGTACTTCCTGATGAAGTTTGAAGGCTTCACGGAGGAGGATGCAAAGGCGCTTGAGGCAGCCTCAATTGCGGCACATCAGCCGCCGAAACTTTTTGCTTTGGAGGAATAACCAAAAGGAGTGGTAATGCGTGCTTTCTCCGGAATATCTTGAAACAATTGCAGAGGGCGGAGAAGCGATCGCAGAGCTGCTGCATCATGAAATCATCCAGCAAATCGTTGAACGGATAGCGATCCGGTTAGACCGGGGCGAAGACTATGTGCTGACGGCCAGAGATAAGTGGCAGCTGGAGGTGCTTCAGGACGCCGGCTATCTCCGGGAGGATATCGAAAAGGTTCTGGCAAAGTATACCGGCTTGATGCAAAAAGAGATCGCCGAGGCCATGGAGGCAGCAGGGGTCGAAAACATGGAGTGGGATGATGCGGTATACCGGGCTGCAGGCTTGGACCCTGCGCCCCTTGCTCAGTCCCCGTATTTGGTACGTCTGATGCAGAGGGCCTATGAAGCAACGGTGGGTGAGTGGATAAACTTCACCCGTACAACTGCCGATGCCTGCCAGCAGTCTTTCGTGGCGGCTTGTGACAGGGCCTACACTATGGTATCGTCCGGAGCGATGGGATATTCCCAAGCGTTTGCGGATGCGATCCTGCGGTTGGCCAATGAGGGTGTGGCGGTAGTCAAGTACACGAAGACTGATCCGGTCACCGGAGAAGAGCGTGTTCATACCGACACCATCGAAACGGCCACAATGCGCTGCATCCGCACCGGTGTTTCTCAGGCAACGGCGCAGATCACAGACGCCCGTATGGACGAAATGAACTGGGATATTATTCTGGTATCTTCCCACTTCGGCGCCCGTGTCACCGAGAAGGAGGACTTCACAAATCATTTTTGGTGGCAGGGGAAATTTTACTCCAAGAGTGGAAACAATCCCCGTTTTCCTCCCTTCTCCGTGTGCGGCTTTGGCCACGTGCAGGGCATCCACGGAGCAAACTGCCGGCACCACAAGGGCCCGGGCGACGGAGAACACAATCCGTTCAAGGAGTTCGACAGCGAGAAAAACAAAAAGGAATATGAGCTGCAGCAGAAACAGCGGACCATGGAGCGCCGGATCCGGAAGACCAAGCAGGAGTGTGCGACCCTTAAAAAGGCTGTGGACAGCGCCGGCACCGAGGAAGGCAAGCAGCAGGTGGAGGAAGCCTACCAAAAGAAGGTGGCGCTGCTTAAAAAGCAGAATGAGGCCTACAACGAATTTTGTGAGGATAACAATCTGAAGCGACGTAGTGAGCGGATGCAGATCGCCAAGTGGGACCGTGAGCAGGCCAGGGCATCGATAAAAGCGGAAAAAGACTATCAAGCAGACCTTGCAAAAAAAGAAAAGTATGATAAAATGATAGTTGAAATAAGAGAGGCTGCCAGTGTGGCAAAAACAGCGCCAGTACATATTCCACCAAGAGGAATAGAGGTGGAATCTCTTTCGTTCGATGAGAAACACATAAATGCTGAACGAGATCACAATGTGAGCCGAGAGATAGCTGAAAAGTGGATTCGGGAAAGCAGGGTATCGATTACCGTGTGGAATGGAAAGTTTGAACGGTTCTATGGAACAGACGGAGCCGTATATGTCGATATGGAAGAGCAGCACATCAGGACGGCATTTGGTAAAGCTGAGTTTAAAGAAAAAGTACAGAAATTGCTGGAGGTGTTGGAGAAAAATGGATATTAACTACCCCGTAAATTGTCCGCTCATGGAGCAAGAAATCGGTGCCGATGAGTGCTTTGATATTCACATGGTCGTAGATGGATGGGCACCAAAGTATACTGCGCCGGAAAAAGCAACTTCAAAAGAAGGATTCGGAGAAATATGTAAGAATTGCCCATATCACAGAAATGATTAAGCACCATGCAGAAATGCTGGTG